TCCTCGGCGATGCCGGTGATGGCGGATAGTCCGCTAACCAGTTTCAGGATGCCGCCGAACAGCTCAAAGAAGTTCCTTCCGATGGTCTGCAGTGGCGACCGGAAGAAGTCGACCAAGCTGTTGGCGAATATCTTGAAGGCGATCTCACCGAACTTGGTCACGCGCCCCCACAGCTCTTGGAAGGACAGCGAGATGAACTCGATTGTCTCGCCGAACGTGAGCTTGAACCCGAGCACATCGGAGAACACTCGACGGAACGCGGCTACGATGCCGAGCACGAGGCCAACGACCGGAAAGAACTTGGCAGGAAGCAGGCCCACCGTCTTGTTTACACCGAGCAGCAGTGTGCCGAGGACCTTAACCGAGCCGGCCACCAGAGAAACGGCAGGGCCGAGCAGCAGCCAGCTGCCACGCAGTAAGAGCGAGGCGGCAACCATGGTGATAATGATGGAGGCGGTCTCGCCTGCAAGAACGCCGAACTGCTCGACGTAGGCAAGGATGCCGTTCCCTCCGCCGAACCCTGCAGCGATGGCGCCGACGAGGGAAACGACCTGAGACAGGCCAGAGATGAGGCCCTGAATAAAGCCGGCAAGCGTCGCAGAGACGCCCCTGGCGAGCTCGCCCAGCGCTCCGATGACGTTGCCTATCTGGGCGGACGTGAGCTGCTGGAGGCCCTCACGGAAGATTTGAAGGGCACTGGCGATGCGTGAGAAGAATGCCTCGGCCGCTTTGACTGCTCCCTCATTGGGGAGGAGACCGACGACCTTGCCTTCTGAGTCACGCTCAAGCTGGACGAACGAGTCGGCCAGTTCGCTGAACGTCAACTTGAGTTGATCGAACAGCTTGATGGAGGCCACACCACCAGCCAGTTGGAATGAATCCTTCACGCGCGCCAGCAGGCCGGTGTATGATTGCTGCGTGGCGTCAGCAGCGAACTTGAATCCCTCCAACCTATTGGACAGGAACTTGAACAACGTGCCAGTCTTCTTGGCATCAGTAACATCCTTGTTGGTGATACCCAACACACTGGCCACGATGGTGGTGCGCGCCTGGATGGTGCCTCGCAGAAGTGACCTGATCTCCTCAATCAGCTGGTTCTGTGGGATGGCCAGGGCCGCAGCTGCCTGCGACACACGGACGGTGATCTCGCGGATCTCGTCGAGCTTCAAGCCGGCCTCAAGACCAGGGCCGATGCCTGCCTGGAACGCGCGGAGTAGTTCCTGGAAGGTGGCCGTGGTAGACACAGCTGCAGCCTGCACCAGCCTCGTCTGGCGTGCAGCCTCGGCCTGTGCTGCGCCGAACGCCTCAGCGCCTTCGAGCAGTTCGCCCTGTGCGTCGCGCACCCTGCCAGCTGTGGTGAACAGCGACGCCATGCTGATCTGACTGTCCTCGATGGTGGAGTTGTAGTCTATGCTATCCTTTATGAAGCCCGAGAACAAAGCACCGCCGGCACGTGCCGCAGCGAACACCGCGAAGATGCCGATCAAACGGCGGAAGGTGAAAGACACCCGGTTGATGGCGCCATCGGCCGCTAGTGCTGACGAGCCCACCTTGCGGAATAGACCAGAACCTTTGTCCATCTCGGCGTTGGCGCTGGCGCTGCGCTGCGTCTGAGCGCCTCGTAGGCCTTCAAGCTCCTTGCGAGCCGCAGCGATCTCGGTTCGAAATCGCTTGAGCGGCCTGGTGAATTGGTCACTAACCTCAATGGTGTAGCGTAGTCCGCCGCGATCGACTGTCATTAGATACCGCCTCCGAAATCTCGTAGCAAGTCAGCGATACCTTTACCGCTGGGCTTGTCGGGTGTGTTCGACTCAGATTGCGTCGCGTGACCCCACGTCTCAGTGACCATCTTCTGGAAGACCTTGGCATCAGCGTGTGCGGCCGCTCTTGCCAGCCATGCCTGTTGCGTCCATCTAGTTGCGTCGACACGAGTCGCTGCATCTAGAAGGGCGTTGAAGGTCATGACGTCTTGATCGAGTAGATAGTCGAAGGGTGTGTGGGTAAAGTGCGCTAGGAAGACGAGCGCGGCGTCGGTGCTTTGCTCTACGCTTCGCTCTTCTCGCTCGTCTCGCTCGGCGTCTCGCTCGGCGTCTCGCTCGGCGTCATCTCTAGAATCAGTCCGCCGTCCACGCTTTGCTCTCCGTCCTCGGTCTTCCCTAGCGCGCGGCTTAATTCGCGCTTGACCGTGTCTTGCAGGTCGGAGAGGATCGAGTTTCCCGATTTGTCCAGGATCGGAGCGAGCGCCTTAAAGTAACCCTTTAGGAAGTCGAGCATCGTTGGCAGGTCGAGAGCATCCATGAACTCACGGATCTCGCCAACACGCGCGGCCTCCTTCTCGGAGAACTCATCGCGCAAGGAGTCGGCCAACAGCGCGCCAACCTTGTAGCGGGTGTTGTCGTCCAACAGCACGGCTATGGCAGCCTTGACGGCTTCGGATCGCTTGCGGTCACGCAGCTCGATGACGTCAGGGTTGAGGCCCTGCACGAACGTCATGACGGTGCCGTCCTTCTGCACCTCTTGCTGACGGCTGGAGTCCCGCGCGGTGCTGCTGAACAGCACAGTCATAGCGCCTGAGATGGGCTCGATGATCGAGCCCATCTGACCTGAGATCAGCATACGCATGCGAGGCGGGTAGAACTTGAACTCCTGTGGGCCGTCGTCGGTGTCGATTAGGTGGATGATGGCCTTGTTGCGGAAGGCCCCGAGTCTCTTGAGAATGTTCGCCATAGGTAGCTCCTTGTAGGGGGTGACAGACAGACAGAAGTATACCATGGGGAGGCGTGCGGGGCCTCCCCTGGTTCTTAGCCTTACGGCTTGTCGTAGGACGTGATCGTCATCGTCTTCGAGTTGCTATCGAGCCAACTGGAGTTCTGCTGCGCCGTGCCGGAGAACGGCATCTGCGTGAGGTCTGACTCACTGATGAGCGAGAAGTCGCCATCGGCGTTGACCTGCACAGAGTGCAGCTCCACCTCGAATCGCTGGTCGTTGTCCGCTGGGTTCTCACCGATGAACTTGAGGGCGTAGTCCACGCCCGACGACACCAGACCGCGCGTCTGCGTCGTCACAGCTGCACCGGCGTCGGCAGCCAGCGTGATGTGCAGCGTGTCGCCGTTTGCCGCCGTAGCGCCAGTGGTCAGGAGGAACACCATGCCCATCTCCGCGTCGACCGTGTAGTCGGTGTTGAGGACGAGCGTGTCGTTCGCGCCAGCCTTGTCACTGACCACCGTCAAATTGGCTGCAGCGATGTCCAGTGCACGGCTACCCGAGGACTGGTTGTAGATCGCATACCAGCGACCAAGCTCAAGCGAGGCGTCTGCCAGATACTCGGCGATACCAGCGATGGCAGGGTTGGTGGCCGACACAGTTGCGCCGGAGAAGAAGATCGCCAAGTTCTCGGCGGACAGCTCCTCAAGCACGAAGGTGAAGTTCACCGTCTGCGAGATGACGAGGCGCTTGTCAACCGTTCGAAGACCACCACGCGAGGACTGGTGAACCAGTTCTTCGACGTCGATGCTCAGCGAAAAGCTGGGGGCGTTCCCGAGGTCACGGTATGCCACCGGCAAACCAGAGGTTCCATCGAGAGGAGAGAGGCGGATGATGCCACGACCCAGGTTGTAGTCGGCGGTCTGGGTCGTGCCGGTGTTGTTGCTTACGCCAACGGCCATGGATAACTCCTTGGTTGGTTACTTGCGGGAAAGGGTCGCCGTGAATGTTAGTTTTGCACGACTGCCCGAGGATGAAGCATGCTCTGGAGGGTGCGTGTATGCAACCTCAGTGAGCATGATGACGACCTGCTGGTTCAGATCCACAGTGCGTGGCAGGAACAGCGGGTTGTGTGTGTAGGTTTCTTCGAACAGCTCCAGCGACACCTGACCGTCGAACGCAATCGTCGCGTCCCACTGCCAGTCTGTGCGCTCGCGCGTCCGTGGATTGCGGCGCTCGCCGATGGCGATGTCGAAGCTGCTCGACGCCTCTCTGACTAGGATGGTGTCGGGCGTCTCGCCGTCTGCCTCTGATGTGGTGCGGAGGCCAGTGTCCTTGTCGTAGCTCACGAACGGGAACGAGAAGCCCGATAGGGTCCCATAGATCGCGGCGTGAATACGGTCGGACTGGGTGGCCATTAGTCAGACCCCAGCTCGAAGCGGACTTCTACCTCGCCATTGCCGGCGTGGTATTGCTCCTCAAAGTTGCCAGGGAACTTGCCGATAGACGGATGGGCCGTGCCACCAGGGTAGCGCTCGTTGGGTTTTGGCCGGTGGCCGTCCCAGACCCGGATGGTCAGGTCTTCGCCCAGGTCGTCCTCAGACAGCAGCAGCTCGATCAGCTCCTCAATCCTGGCTCGACACCTGGCGATGGCTTCCTCGCGCTCCTCGGGCGACACAGAGCGCCACACGCCCTCGTCGTTGTAGGTCTGCTGCGCATCGCCGCTGGCGTCCGCCACCATGACTGGCATGATGTCCAGCAGGTCGCAGCGAACGATCTCAACCTCCACCAGGGAGGCAGCCTTGCGGCGCACCTCGTCGGCGGTGGTTGGGTTTTCGACCTCGGTGAGCGCGACCAGTGAGGTCGTGAGCGCCAGCCCGAGGCGTTGGTAGAGGTAGACGCGCGCCGCGCTAGTCGCACGGGTGAAGATGGACATACCCTCCGAGCCAGTCCTGAGACCTTGCAGTCTTAGTTCCAGTTGGAGCTTGTCCAGGTCAGCTACGAATATGGGCGCGACAGCCATTAGTTGTCCTTCTGGTCCTCGCGCTCCATCTCAAGTAGTGCTTCCATCTCTTCGGCAGTAAGGCCGTCTTCGAAGTCGTCATCGTCCTCGTCGGCTGGCAGCTCGATCTTGACTACGCCGTCAGCGCTGCCGCCACCTTCGCGGTCAACTTCGCTGTCTTCCTTGGCCTTTAGGTCACGCGCAGCCTGCTCCTTCTTGAGGGCTTCCAGCTTAGCGTCGACGCGCTTGCCTGCTTGCACCTTGGCCTCTGGCATGAACTTCTTGTTGCCTGAGCCGACGCGGGGCAACTCCTCCACGGGCGCGTCGGACAGCATAACGCTGTCGACGTCTTCGAACGCTTCCACCATGCCGGTGTTCAGCAGTTCCTGACGAGACGACTCAACCACGGCGTTCCAGACCTCGGCCGGGATGTTGTCGCCAGCGACGAGGTGTTGCTTCTTGGGTTGCCGGAACATGATGCTGCCGGCCTTCTTCGATACGTAGTAATCCATTTGAGGTAGCTCCTGGAGTTAGAAGTGAGATGCTGGCGGACAAGAGGTAGCCCGCCCAATCGGGATTAGCCCGAGACGACCTTCATCGACACGATCGCACCGGGGCGCCGGAGGACCGGCAGCGGGCGAGCGGTGACGAGGATCTGGTGGACCGACGGGTCGGCCTGGCGCCACGACTTCGAGAAGCGGCGGGTCGCCAGCAGGCCGGCGTCCATCGCGTCGAGGTCGCTGATCGCAGCGTAGTAGAGCTTCATCTCTGCGCCCGGTCCGCGGTGCAGGAACTCAGCATACTTCGTGCGGATGAGGTCGGTCGCCACGCCGGCAACCGTCACCTGCGACGGGTAGCTCCACCAGCGGAGGCCGGCGAACAGACCCAGGAACATGGCGCCTTGGCTGTCGACGTCGGCCGACAGGTTCAGGTTGCCTGCGTTCACGTTCTTCGTGTCGAGCAGCGACCGCACTTCGTCAGACGACAGGAAGGCGTCGGTGGCCTCGCTGCCGAGGATCACATCCGTCGGGTTGAGCGAGACGGCGTCGTGCATGATGAACTTCGCATCGCGAGCATCTTGCATCGGCGTGGCCGAAGCACCATTCCAGAAGTTCGTCAGCGTCACGGTGTTGCCAGACGGCTTCGGATACGTGATGGTGAAGTTGGCCTCGTCGGCCGCGGTGTAGCTGATCGTGCCACGGATGGCGAGCGCGCAGAGATACTCCTCGGCGTTGTCGATCAGGTCGTTCAGACGCATCAGCTGACGCGCGATCTCGCGCTCGGCCGCTGCCTCTACCGTGCCGCCGTCGGCGAAGATCACATCGCCAGCGTGACGGCGGAATATCAGATCCGAGGCTTCGAGCGGCCGCTTGATGCGGATGTTCGGAGCGCCAATCGTGTATTCCTTCTCGTCGTAGCCGCCAGCCATGATGGCTTCACCATCGCGCTTGACGAACGGAGCGGTCTCGCGACCACCTTCGAGAACAGAGAACACGATGTTCTCGGTCGTTTGGGTTTCGACGTCACCGAAGAAGGTGTCGCGCAGGAAGGTGCGCGGCGACTTCATCTCGTTGACCATTGGAGTTAGTGAATACCACTCCAGGATTTCGGGAAGTTGTGCCATGGTTAGGACTCCTTGAGGTTGGGGGTTGTGTGGGGGTCACATGAGTGGGCCCCCAAGAGAGGATTAGCCCTGGACCACGGACAGTCCGCGGACGTGTAGGTTTTTGTCACGAAGGGCAGAGACCTTGAGGGCGGCGGTTAGGTTGCCCTCGGTCACAGCGGCGCCGGAGGCGAGCGCTACAGCGGCGCGGATGGCTGCCGTGTTGATGTCGTCCGCGTGGACTTCACCAGCAAGCATCACCGTCGCC